CCCTAAAGTTTGGAATCTTACTTTTAATGTTGATGATGAAGATGCTACTGAAATAGAAACATTTTTAGAAAATGAAGCCAAGAATGGTTCATCGTTTGATTGGTCGCCACCTGATACAACTACAACATTTAAATGGATATGTAGAAGTTTTTCTAGAGAAATATTTGAATTTGATAGAAATAGAGTAACAGCTACTTTTGAACAGGTATTTGAACCCTAATGGCAATTCCAACTTCTGCACTACAAGAGATAAATCCTGGTTCAATTATTGAACTATTTACGATTGAATTAAATACAGCCTTACATGGTTCAAACACCATATATCGTTTTCATAATGGGGCAAATATGAACGCAGATGGAGAGGTTGTTTGGGCTGGTAATTCTTATTTAAGATTTCCCATTGAATGTACTGGATTTGAATTTGGCTCGACAGGAACTTTACCTAGACCAACGATTGCGATAAGTAATATTTTTGGAACAATAACAGCCATAATGCAAGATATTAATACAACAACTGTCGGTAATGATCTTAATGGTGCAAAATTTACAAGAATTAGAACATTGGCACGTTTTTTAGATGCTGTTAATTTCGCTCCAGAGACAGTCACCAGCACTTCAACTACTACTGTAGCCGATCCTGCTGATGGGGAAACTGTCACATATACTGTCACAGTAGTTCAAGATTCTGGTGGTGCAAATGTTTTTGCAATAAATGGAGTACAAAAACCAGTTATAACAATGAAACGTGGCTCAACTTATATTTTTAATCAATCTCACAGTTCTAATGTTGGACATCCTTTGAGAATAAAATCTGATGCTGGTGGGCAACAGACTACTGTTAATGCAGGAACTTTGGGTACAGATGCAACTGTAACTTACTCTCCAGCTTATCCTTCTGCTCCGAATGATTTGAGATATTACTGCACAGTTCATGGTAATGGAATGGGTAATACGATTACAATGAATAACCCAAACACGATTCAGCAAACAACAACTTCATCTTCTACTACGCAAACTAATCCTTACGGAACACCCGATCCGACAGCAGAGTTTCCTCAAGAAATTTATTTTTTAGATAGAAAAGTCACTGAAAATAGAAATGTGGTTACATGGGAAGCTCAATCTGCTTTAGATTTAGTCAATGTAAAACTACCAGGTAGAATTGCAACTAAAGAACTATTCCCTGGCATTGGAGCATTTAGAGGATGACCTGGAAAGATATTGCTTTACAACACGCAAAAAAAGATGCACCGCATGAAGCCTGTGGTTTAGTAGCTGTCTATAAAGGAAAAGAAAAATATTTTCCTTGCAAGAATCTTGCTGAAGAGTTAGGAGAACAGTTTATTTTAGATCCTGATGATTGGATAAATGCTGAAGATCAAGGCGAAATTGTAGCTGTATTTCATAGCCACCCAGATCATCCTCCTACACCTAGTCAAGCTGATCTTGCAAGCTGTGAGTATTTAGATTTACCTTTTTATATTGTCACTCCAGAAACATCAGATTGGTACTATTTTGAGCCTTCTGGGTATGAAAAAAGTTTAATTGGTAGAGAATGGGTATGGGATATTCAAGATTGTTGGAGTTTAATTACTGATTGGTATAAACAAAAGAAAGATATAGTTATAAAGCATTGGAAAAGACCTAAAAGTCCCAAAGAATTTTCTGAATCCCCTTTATTTGAATATGGTTTACCCAAAGTAGGTTTTGTAGAGATAGATGAGAATGATGAGCCAGAGAAACTTATGACCAAAAATGGATAGAATGTACAAAGAAGAGGTATCGCTATGCTCAGTAAAATAAAAGTTTACGGCAGATTAGCTCGGTTCTTAGGACAACGTACTTTTGAAGCTGAAATAAATTCCACAGTAGATGCAATTAGATTCTTAACAGCAAACTTTCCTGCTCTGCAATCACACATGATAGAACAAAACTATTGTGTAAAAGTTGGAAATTATGAAATAAACGAAAAAGAATTAGATGTGCCTGTCGGCCAGCAAGAAATAAAAATAGTGCCTGTAGCTGTTGGTGCTAGAAGAGGTCTTGGAAGATTTTTGTTAGGAGCAGTTCTTATAGGTGTTGCTATAGCGTTACCAGGTGCAGCACCCGCTTTAGGTGCAACTGGTTTTGTTGCAGGATCAGCAGGAGCAAGTGCTTTAACTGTTGCATTAGGAAATTTGGGTTTATATTTTGCATTATCTGGAGCAGCACAAATGCTAACCCCTACACCAGAAGATACTAACTTTGACGATCCAAATAGTTTTAATTTTAACGGAATTTTAAATACCATAAATGCTGGAAGTGCGATACCAGTAGTTTATGGCGAAGTTTTTACTGGATCTATAATTGTATCAGCAGGAATTGATACAGAGGACTTCTCAGGAGGAACATAATGTTTAAAATACCTGGAGTTGATTTTGGAGCAGGACCAAAAGAAATCCAACTAAACCCCTTTAAATGGTTTGGAGGTGGAGGTGGTACTGCCACTATAAGTTTTGGTTCAGTACAAAGTAGGCAAGCAGTAAATATTGTAGAAGTTCTAAGTGAAGGAGAGATTGAAGGTTTTCCTTCGGCAGCAGGACTTACTCAAGGAACTGATGCTTACAACAAAGCCTCTTTAAAAGATGTGTTTTTAGACAAAACACCTATCGTAAAATCAACAGCAAATTCAAGTAATATAACGGATGCTGATTTTAACTTCCAAAGAGTCTTATTTAAAACTCGTTTTGGAACGGCAAATCAAACTTCAATACCTGTTGTTAGTGATATAGAAACAGAAGTTAGTGTAAATGCTCCAGTAACTAATGCAGCACCAGTAACTAGAACAATAACCGAATCTAATATTGATGAAGTTAGAGTTACAATACGTTTTGATGCTCTTGTAGCAATTAATGAAAAAGATGGTAAAAATTTAGGAACTACAGTTAATGTATTTATATTAATTACTGAAAATAATGGAAGAACAACCCGTTTTGATAAGAATCAAATTACTGGTACTGGCCCTGGTGGGTTTTTAAATTTACTTACAGTACCAACGTCTGCTTTCAGTGTTAGGGGTAAATCAAGAGGTGCATATTCTAGAGATTTTAAAATTACTTTAAGACAAGGTACATCTTTTCCAATTTCAATAACAGTTGGTAGAGACTCTGCTGATAGCACAAGTGAAAGAATAACAGATACGTTTAGATGGTCATCTTTTACAAAGATAATAGATGAACAAAGGCCATATCCAAATGTAGCTCATACTTATTTGCGTTTTGATGCAGAGCAGTTTCCTAGTATTCCAAGACGTTTATACAGGATTCGTGGAGTAAAAGTTAAGATTCCCCATAATGCAACTGTAGATCAAACTAATGGAAGATTAACTTATAGCGGAACTTTTAATGGAACGCTTACTACAACTACACATTGGACAACTGATCCTGCATGGATTTTGTTTGATCTCATAACAAACAGTAGATATGGACTAGGAGAACATATTACTGAAGCTCAACTAGATAAATATTCTTTTTATAGTGCTTCTGTTTATGCTTCTGCATTAGTTGATGATGGTCAAGGAGGTCAAGAACCTAGATTTAGTTGCAATGTGGTTTTAAATCAAAGAACAGATGCTTTCAAAACAGTAATGGCTCTTAGTTCTGTAATGAGAGCTATGACATTCTGGGGTGCAGGATCTTTAACTCTAACTCAAGATAGACCTACAGATGCTAGTTATTTATTCAACTTATCAAATGTAACTTCTGAAGGATTTATATATTCTGGTACGAGTTTAAAGACAAGATCGACTGTTGTATCGGTGTCTTACTTTGATATGAACAATCAAGAACCAGATTTTGAAACTGTAGAAGATACTGCTGCGAAAAATAAATATGGAATTATTCATAAAAAGATAACAGGCTTTGGTTGTACCTCTAGAAATCAAGCAAGAAGATTAGGAAGATTTATTTTATTTGAAGAGCAAAATTCTACTGAAACCATTAGTTTTACTACAGGTATAGGCGAGGGTGTAGTTGTCAGACCTGGGCAAGTAATCGAAGTAAGCGATCCAGTAAGGGCAGGATTAAGAAGAGGTGGTCGTATTAGCTCCGCAACAACTACAACTATCACTGTTGACAACACAGCAGACACCGATCTAGACGCTACAAATAACGCAACAATAAGTGTTGTTATGCCTAACGGCACTGTGGAAAAACGAGATGTAAGCAATATTTCTGGTGCTGTAATTACTGTATCATCTGCTTTTTCTTCTGCTCCTAATAGAAATAGTATTTGGATACTTGAAAATACAACCCTACAAACTACTCAATGGAGAGTCGTAAGTGTAACTGAAGATAAAGATAACTATGCGATTGTTGGAACGGCTTACAACTCAGGCAAGTTTGCATTTATAGAAGATGGATCTCCATTACCAGTTCGCAACATAACTATATTAAATGAACCTGTTCCTGCTCCTTCTGCTCCTGTTGTTACTGAAGAATTTTTTACAGAAGGTAATAGGGCAAGGACAAGATTAAATATAGATTTTAATCCTGTTTCAAGAGCTATTCACTATGAGTTGAAGTATCAGGTAGATAATGGTAATTTTAAAACCTTACAATCACTGACACCCGAATTTCAAATACTAGATTCTTTAGAAGGTACTTATAACTTTGAATTAGTAAGTGTTGGTTCAAATCTTGAATCTTCAGCAAATCCAACAACTTTTACACATATTGCTGTAGGAAAAAGTGCTATACCAGGAGATGTCACTGGACTGACAGGTGAACCAGTAAACTCTAATCAAGTAAGATTACGTTGGAATTTATCAACAGATATAGACGTTACTCATGGTGGTCGTGTTTATGTAAGACATTCTTCAAAAACGGATGGAACGGGAACATTTTCAAATGCTACTGACCTAGTAAAAGCACTAGCTGGTAATACAACAGAAGCTATTGTTCCACTGCTTGAAGGAGAATACATTTTAAAATTTCAAGATGATGGGGGTAGATTTAGTGCAGGAGAAGCAAGTGTTGTAATAGATTTACCCGATAATCTTGCACCTTTAGTAGCTTTAACACGAAGAGAAGATTTAGACACTCCAAAGTTTCAAGGAACAAAGACTAATGTTGCGTTTGATGCTGTAACAAATTCTCTTAATTTAACTGGTACTGGTTTATTTGATGCAATTACTAATTTTGATCTTGAAAGTTCTATAGATGATATTGGAGGTATTGCTCCGTTAGGCACATACGAATTTGGTGGAGCACCAGGAACATCTTTCTTGGATTTAGGCGGTGTATTTAGTCTTGATTTAAAACGACATTTTCTAACTGAAGCATTCTTCCCATCAGATTTATTTGATTCGATTTCAGATATAGATGCAAGAGTAGATTTTGATGGATCAGTTGCAACCAAAGTAAATGCAGAAATGTTAGTTGCTGTTACTCAAGACAATCCTTCATCTGGATCGCCTACCTACAGTGCGTTCCAAACATTTGCTAATGGAACTTACAAAGGTAGAGGATTTAAGTTTAAAGTTAATTTAACAAGTAATGATCCCGATCAAGACATAAGAGTATTTCAACTAGGTTACACAGCATCGTTCCAAAGAAGAACAGAACAAAGTACAACTACCATTGCATCTGGGGCAGGAGCAAAAGTTATTACATTCACAGATTCCTTCTTTACTGGAACTTCTGCTATAGGTGGAGTAAATTCAAATTTACCTTCAATCGGTATTACTGCACAAAATATGGCTAGTGGCGATTACTTTGAATTATCAAATATTAGTGGTACAGGATTTACTGTTCATTTTAAAAATTCATCAAATGCTTCGATTGATAGGAATTTTACATATCAGGCTGTCGGATTTGGTAAGGGATGATAAAATAAAATAAAATATTACCGAAATGGCAAGAGTCAATAGTACAACCAAAGAAACGGGTAATAATTTTAATGTAGCCAATGGAACGGGTGCTGCTGTTCGTGCGGGAATAAATGATATTTTTTCAGCTTTAAGAACAATAAACTCTGCAAGTGGAGATCCCTCTGGTACAGGAAATGTAGTTCAATTCCAACCTCATATAGATTCTTCAACTAATTTATTGAAAATTTGCACTTCTGTATCTTCTGGAACAGGAACATTTACAACTATTGGAAATATTACACAAGCAAATTTAGGTTTAGCTCCAGTTGCAGGAGCAACTTTTACAGGAGATGTTGTTCATAATTACACTACAGCCTTACAAATACCTGTTGGAACGACAGCACAAAGACCTGGCTCACCTTCAACAGGAGATTTTAGATGGAACAGTACTTTAGGAAGTGCTGAAATATATAATGGTTCTGCCTTTGCTGCTGTGGGGGGCGGTGCTGGAGCTACGGGGGGAGGTAGTGATGAGGTATTTTTTGAATCGGATCAGGCAGTTACAACTTCTTACACTTTATCAACTGGAAAACACGCACACACAGTAAGCCCTACAATTAACTCAGGTGTTACTGTAACAGTGCCATCTGGTGCAATCCTTGTTATTCTTTAATTATGGCTTTAAACATTAACGGCACTACTGGTATCTCTGGGGTTGATGGAAGTGCAAGTAACCCTTCAATTCAAGGGACAGATGCAAATACTGGTGTCGCTTTTGGAGCAGATATACTTGATTTAGTCACTGGTGGAAATACTAGATTTAAAGTAGGTGCTGCTGGTCAATTCGGTGTAGCTGGTGCAAATTATGGCACTTCTGGTCAAGCTCTATTATCTCAAGGTGCGAGTGCAGCACCACAATGGGGCGATTTAGCTGCTGGTGGAAAAATTTTACAAGTAAAAACAACAACAAAATCAAATACATTTGAAACAAACTCTTCAAGCTATGTTGATATTCCAGATTTAAACGTAAGCATCACACCCGCAAGTGCCAGCAATAAAATATTATTTATTTCTTCAGTAAATTTTGGTGCTAACCAAAC